TTCCGATGTTAATCGTACAACTTATGCTCGACTATTCGCCGTAATCGGCACTGCCTATGGTGCAGGTAATGGCTCTAGTACTTTTGGTCTTCCTGATCTTCGTGACCGTGTTCCTCTAGGTAAAGGCTCGAATAACTCTACACTAGGTGCAGAGACTGGTTCTGCAGCTGCCTCATCTGTGATACAGACTGGTTCTGCTAACACAGGTACCGGAACAACTGGTACAGATAACACAGGAACTGGTACAACTGGCACTGGCACAACTGGTACTGGAACCTCTGGAACTAAAACAGGTCTTGTAACTGTAGCCAATGACACTGGTACTGGTACAACTGGAACCGGCACTACAGGTACTGGAACTACTGGAACTGGAACTACTGGGGCTGGAACCTCTGGAACTAAAACAAGTCTTGTAACGGTAGCCAATTCCACTGGCACCGGAACGACAGGGGCTGGCACAACAGGATCTGATGGTGATGGAGACTTAACAGTACCTACAGCTACATTTGCTACTTCAGCTAAGGACTCTTCTACTGGCACAGCAGTGACTGGGGTGACTCAGGCTGCACATACACACTCTGTCCCTGGACTATCAATCCCTGCTTTAACAATTCCTGCATTGGCTGTCGCTAATCACAACCACTCAGTTCCAGGTTTATCTGTTCCAGGTTTATCTGTTCCAGGTTTATCTGTTCCAGGGTTGTCAATTCCTGCGCTAACAATTCCAGCTCTTGCTGTAGCAAACCACGACCATTCAATTCCAGGCTTATCTGTGCCAGGTCTTTCAATTCCTGCTCTTAGTGTACCGGGACTTTCTGTTCCAGCACTAAGCATTCCTGCTTTAAGTGCGACCTTGCCAACCAGTGTTGTTAATTATATAATCAAGACATAACTGTAATGGAGGTTTAATTGATTACTTACATAGTAAAATTCAAAAGACAAGGATCTTGGACTTTTGAAACACTTAAAGGCGTAAAAGAAGACGGAATTAATGAGGGTGCTCAATCTCGATTTTTTATATTACAAGATGATTCTAGAGTAGAATTACCTGTTTCTTGTTATTTTGTATTTAGCAAAGAGCGTTATGAGCTAATTACACAATTAAGACATAAAGAAGCTTCTCAAACCGCTGGGTCAGGAGTTCCAGGAGTACCTGCCTCACCAGGAGCCAACTAATGGCTCCTGTTAAAATTGAGAACGCCTTAACACCTGATACTTGTGACTTTCTTGTAGCGTTTATCAAAGAAAATCCAAAAGCTTTTATAAACGATGCTCAAGTAATAGGTCAGTTTAAAAACAAAACACTAAGCTATAAAATCTTACATCGAAATATGCAAGCACCGTTTGGTAATATTGAACGTGCGTTAAACTATGCCCGATTTTTAGGACAAACTTATATATATAAAAATTTTGGTGAACTAGCTTTTCCTGATAATACCGAATTGACCTTCTGGAATCCGGGTGATAGTATGAGTGTACATTCCGATAACTCGTGGCAGGAAAATGCCCCTGATCACGTAAAAGATATGGAACATCCAACAAACTATAGAGACTATTCTGTAATATTCTATTTAAATGATGATTATGAAGGTGGTGAAATATATTTTCCTGATCATGATATAGAAATTAGTCCTAAAAAAGGAATGGCGGTCGTATTCCCTTCTAATGGTGATTACAATCACGGCGTAAAAGAGATAAAAAATAGCCAACGATTTACCATCCCTGTATGGTACTCTAAACAGTTGGTTTATGCGGAGTAATTATGTCAGACAATGAGCGCGAACTTAACTTAATTCAAATAGACTTAGATCGATTGCATGAAAGATCTCAGACAAATAAGGCTAATATCTCAGCTCATGAAGCAGTTTGTGAAGAACGTTATGCACAGATAATTAGTACATTAGGTTCATTATCCTCTGAAATGAAAATCATGCATAAAAAACTTAATGACGTAAATGACCTGGCCTCCCAAGGTAAAACATCGTTACGAACACTTTTGTGGGTGGGCGGTGTTGTAGGCGGTGTCATAGCGACTCTTTCTCTTCTTTTTGGTATGTTCCCTAAATAATGTCAGATACTTTTTTCCGTCTTAATGTAGATAAACTATTGACTAAGCTACCCACCCCCGTTCAATTTAATGAATCCCAAAAAGCTATGATCGAAGGACTAAACGAGAGCAGATTTTTCGTTCATATCGCTGCACGCCGTACTGGTAAGTCTTATGCAGCAGCTATTTTAGCTTTTGCGAAGCTTTTAGAGCCTGGTCAACAAGTTATGGTTGTAGCTCCTAATTTTTCACTCTCATCCATCATCTGGGATTATGTTACTGATCTTATAAAACAATTAGATATTGAAGTAGATAAGTTTAATCAAAAAGATAAAGTTGTTAAATTAATTAATGGTTCTGTTTTTAGGCTACTTTCTGCTAACAATAGAGACTCTCTTGTAGGTCGTGCCGCTAATCTACTTATAGTTGACGAGGCGGCCATTATACCTAATGATGAATACTTTACTAGAGATTTAAGACCAGCTCTTTCGACTTTTAAAGACTCCCGTTGCCTATGGATTTCAACCCCTCGGGGAAAAGGTAATTACTTATACAATTATTTTTTAAGAGGGGATGATAAAGAGTATGAGGATTGGGGTTCTTCTATCCATAGTTGGCGTTCTAACCCGCTACTATCTGAGAAAGACATTGATGAAGCAAGAAGGTCTATTACACGTGCTTTGTTTGCTCAAGAGTATGAGTGCGAATGGACTACTACCGAGTCTCAAATTTATGAAGCATTAGACGAAGCAAAACATATTAATGACTATGTAGGCGAGCGTTTTGCGGAAGTTTTAGCGGGCCTTGACGTAGGATATAGAGATGAGAATGTTTTCGTAGTTATAGGTTTTGATGGAGAAAACTACTTTATAATTGATGAGTACGTATCGAAAGAATCTACTACTTCTGAATTAGCTTCCGCCATTCAAGAAAAAATAGATGAATGGAATATTGATTCAATATATATCGATTCAGCAGCGCAACAAGTAAAAGCTGACTTTGCTTATGACTATGATATATATTGTGAGAATGCGATTAAGTCTGTTAATGATGGTATTAACTTTTTACAGGTATTAATTGAGTCAGATAGACTTTTCTTTGATACCTTGGGCGCTTCTCATACATTTTCCGCTATGAGTTCTTATAAATGGAATCCTAACACAGAAACACCCAAACCCGTACATGATTGGGCATCTCACCCTTGTGACGCCGTAAGATACGCTATCTACACACACTCTAAAATGAGTAATATTTCTATCTATGCTTAGTAATGTAAGATTAATAGTTCTTAATTATAAAAGATTTGATAATGTTTTTAGTATCATCAATGCTTATAGAAATATTATGCCTATTACCGTTGTAAATAATAATACTGAGGATCATTTTCCTTATTTAGGTCAACCTATTGATGTTATTAATAATGAGACAAACTGGATGTGTATGGAGCGTTGGCACAGATGCTTCGAATATGATGAAGAATTCAAACTAATAATTGATGATGATTTATTACCACACCCTAATCTTGTGAAAAAAATGATTAGTCTAAATTTACCTATAACAGGTGTGTACGGTAAGACAAAGGTAAGTTCCTCTAATTCTTATCAGCAACTTACGGATCACTGGTGCGAAGACAAAAATGTTGACTTCTTAGTAGGGTCTGTTATTTTAATTAAACAAGAAGCTCTTGATACAATTCAAGATAGTATAGAAAAGATAGGTTACCCTCAAAGGGGTGATGATATCATCATATCTTATTTAATCAAGAAAAAGTATAATTTAGATTTTTTAAGATCAGTATCTGGAAAAGTACTTAACTTACCTGAAGGAGATGTAGGATTAAACAAAAATCCTATTCACTATTCTATGAGATGGAACATAATAGAAAAATTTAAAAATAACTCTTGGACAGATAATGAAAGTATAGTACAGTGAATAAATTAAAGCGTATTCCCATAAAATATATACGAGATTTTATCAAAAAAGATTATAAACTTCGTGATGAGTGTTATATATGTGGGAAGATTGATACTTTAGAATTACATCACTTGTTTAGTGTAAGCGAACTTTTTAATAATTGGTGTGACAAGAATAAAATAACCGTAATTGAGGATGTAGAGACTATAAATAGTTTAAGAGTTCAGTTTTCATTAGATTGCGAAACTGATCTAAGTCATGAAAATCTATTTACTTTATGTAGCACGCATCATAAGCAACTTCATAATATATACGGACAAAGGTATTCTAATCATCTAACTCCTAAAATAAAAAATTGGTTAGATATTCAAAGGGCAAAAAATGGCAGATGAAAATAAACTAGGCCTTAGAGGTTGGATGGCAGAAAAACTTAATCCAGCACAACCTTCTATAGCTTCTCTTGAGCCTTATGCTTCCCCGGAAACTATTGTAGACTATGAACAGGCTTATCGCGAAATTGAAGTAGTTCATCGATCAGTTGAGATGGTTATTAATGGTTGTGTAGAGATTCCTCTTATTGTAGAAGGCAACTCTCCTGCTAAAAAAGTAAATAGAATGTTAAACCACAAACCAAATCCTTTTGAGGACAGGGTTCGTATGTTTAGACGCGCTTTATTGGATTACATGCTTGACGGAAATGCATTCTTTTATTACGACGGACAAGATTTATTTTTACTACCTGCTAATGATGTAGAAGTAGTTCCTGATGCTCAAACATTTGTTTCTCACTATAATTACCTAGTCCATAACCAACAGGCTAATGACTTTTATGGTTTTGGGGCGGGAAAACAAACGCGTAAATCAGAGGCTATTCGTTTTGAACCGCATGAAATTATTCATATATACTCTGAAAATGAAAATTCTATCTTTAGAGGCGTATCAAAATTAAAATCTATTCTAGGTTTGATGGAAGTTTATTATTATATGATTAAATTTCAGCGCCAATTTTTCAAAAATAACGCGCTTCCTGGATTTGTACTAACTACTGACAACATTTTATCTCAAAGAGTTAAACAAAGACTTTTAGAGGCGTGGCGTTCTACTTACACTACCATCTTTGACGGAGCAAGAAATCCTGCCATCTTAGACGGAGGGTTAAAAATTGATAAGTTCTCTACAGTAAACTTTGATCAATTAGATTTTGAAAACTCTATTGAACGTATTCAACAAGACATGGCAAAGGCTATAGGAGTTCCTTATGTTCTCCTTAAATCAGGTAATAATGCTAATATTGACGCCAATCAGAAACTTTTTTACCTACATACTATCTTACCTATTTTAAATCAATTTTGTTCAGCTTTTGAACACTTCTTTAACGGTGGTGTTACTATACGACCAGATAGATTATCCGTTCCAGCCTTGCAACCAGATAACAGAACACAAGCAGTTTACTACTCTACTCTGGTAAACACTGGAATTATAACCCCAAATGAAGCTCGTGAAGGATTAAGATTTCCAAAATTGGAAGGAAATGATAGTATAAGAGTACCACAAAACATCACAGGTAGTGCAACTGATGCTACTCAAGGTGGAAGACCCCCTGAAGGGGAATCAGAAAACGAGGAAGTAACTGATGAATAAGACATTTTATCTAAATAGTGCTTTCGAAACAAAGAGCGTAAAAAAGGGAAGTAAAGCTCTCAAAATTGCAGGTTATGCGAATACAACAGCAAAAGATCGTGCTGGAGATATTGTTACCGCAGAAGCCTGGGCAAAAGGTGTTGAGAACTTTAGAAAAAATCCTGTTATGTTATTTCAACATAAACATGATTGTCCTATCGGTCGTATTGATAAAATTACGGTCGATAAAAAAGGTATCTTTGTCGAAGGTGCAGTTAGCGAAGCAGCTGAAAAGACTCATGGTGTACAAACCCTGATTCGTGACGGTGCTTTGAAGAGTTTTAGTGTAGGTTTTCGTGTTAAGGATGGAAAATATAATAGAGAAGATGATTCAATGATGATTACTGATGTTGAACTTCTAGAAATTTCTGTTGTGTCTGTTCCATGTAACCAAGATTCACTATTTTCAATTCGTAAATCATTCGATTCAGATGATGAATTTAACGAGTTTAAAAAGTCTCTTAAAGAGGCTGACGAAAACGAAATCAAGATGATGCGTAAAATTAAAGCTGGAATTACTGACGTGAGCGAAGGTCATTATCATACCGTGGAAATGGATGATGCTGGCAATGGTGTAACCACATACGCATCGCATATGGCAAACCATGCTCACAAAATCATTGGAGGTGTCGTGCTTGAGGCCGAAGGCCACACACATGATATTACAATGATGGGTGTTCCAATTCATAATATGGAGGAGGGCGAGGTTGTAAACGAGCGTCCAATGTCTCCAACCGAGGAGGAAGCAATGAGTAACTCAAAATCTGAAGAAGCTGTCGAAGAAACAGCTGAAATGGAGGTTGAAGTGAAAACAGAGACTGAAGAAGTCATTGAAACAAAAGACGATGACGAAGCAGTTGAAGAAAAAGCTGAAACTGATGATGTTGAAGTCAAAGCTGAAGCCGAGGAAGCTATTGAAGACGAAATGGAAAAGGATGATGAAGAGGAAGTGTTTATAGCACGTGATCCTAATGAGTCTATCCCGTTTGTTAACTTGCTTTCTACAGACGCAAGCAAACTTCAAAATGGAGATTTAGTAAATTTCCATAATAAAATGTATAAGGTTGCTACTATCGCAACTGAGCAAAGCCCAATCTTTAAGTTTTTACAGATTGACGCTGACGGAAATGACTGTGATAATGTTCTTAATGTGAACGCAGATGAACTTTCACAAGTCGAGAAAACTCAAACAAGTGAAGAAGAAGATTCTAACGAAAGTCTGACTGAAGAGCTTCACAACATTTCTACAAAGGAGAAAGACAACATGGCTGATCAAGTCGTAGATACAATTGATCTCGAAGCTGCTAAAAAAGAAGTAGCAATCGAGACACAAAAAGAAGCACCTCGTGCTAACGTGTCTGAGCCTCAAGTTGCAGAACTGGTTAAAGCTACCGGTGAAGCTATCGTAAAAGAGTCAGACGCACAAGACCAACAAACTCTCGTGAAAGGTAACGCAGAAGTTGCCTATACACCACGTGAATCTGAGCAAGTCGCTGAACTTAAGGCTCAGATGGAAAAATATAAAGAAGAGGTCGCATCTCTTCAACGCTCAAAGATGCAATTCCAAGAGCAGTCACGCAATGCAGCTCAGTTCTCTGAAAAAGAAATGGCTAACGCTGTTATTCTTTCAAAGTTGCTAAATCGTCGTGACCCATTTGATACCAAACTAGGTCAAAAAGTTAAAGCAGTCACATCTGTAGACCAGTTCTTGAGCAACTTCTCACAGAACATCTATACCGAGATGGAACAGCAGCTTGTAGTTGCACCTATGTTCCAGCGTATGGCAGTGGATGCTAAGACTTTCCGCGTACCAGTAGCTGACGAAGATACTGACGGTGATGTTGCAATGTTTGCTTCTGGCACATTCGCAACTGGTATTGCAGAAGCAACTCGTGTTCCTGCATCAAACCAGAACACCATCAGCGCAGTTGAGTTTACACCACATAAATTTATGGCATCAACTCACCTCGCAAAAGACGAAGAAGAAGATACAGTTCTTCCACTCCTCGACTTCTTGCGCGCTGCAGCAACTCGTCGTTTGGCACGTGCCATCGATAAGTCAATCCTACGTGGTACAGGCGCGTTGACAGGCTTTACAGCTTCTCCAACTAACGCTATTACCGCAGGTACAGGTTACGCATCTGTTATCGAAGGTATCACAAACCTCGCATCTGACGCATCACTTTCTGTTGCAACAGGTGGAGCAAACGATAAGGCTGATCCAACAGATATCGCAGCTGCTCGTACAGTGCTTGGTAAATATGGCTTACAGCTTGGTAACGACCTCGTGTTTATTACCTCAATCGAAGGCTATAACAATCTTGTAACAACTTCTGATTTCCAGACTGTTGACAAGTTTGGTCCAAATGCAACTTACCTCACAGGTTCAGTTGGCGCCGTTTACGGTATTCCAATTGCTATCTCTGAGTTCATGGATAACGTTGGTGGAACAGGTCGTCATCTTGGCGCACTCGTCTACAAGCCAGGCTTCATGATTGCAGAACGTCGTGGTATTGAGATTGAGAGCGAGTATGAGCCACGCCAGCAGGTCACAGCAATGTACATGAGTACACGTTTTGACTTTAAAGCCCTCACAACTAATAGCTCTGCAGCACTTGACGCAACTAAGTATGCATACGCTTGTGTGATTGACGCTGGTTAATAGCTAGTTAGTTATAAATCACTGAACTACACTGGGGGAGGCGGTCAACGCCTCCCTTAAGTTTTTAAGGAGAAAGAAATGGAAGAAATTAAAGGAATGTCAGACGCGGAAGCTCGCCGTTGGTTACAAAAGCACGGATATGGCGTTGGAGAAATTGACGGTATTATGGCAGGTGAAGACATGTGCGCTAATCCCGGACCACCACCTGCTCCAGTCGTTGCAGCACCGGCACCGAAGTCTGTAAAAAAAGTTGAAGCAAAACCTGTTAAAGTAGCTGTTAAGACAGCTCCTAAACCAGGCATGTAAGGAAATAAAAAATGGTAGATCGTTTTGAAGAAGGACTAGGAAAATACCCCTATGTTACTTTAGCACAGGTTAAAGATTATCTTAGTATCTCATCTAGTACTCAAGATGCTAGATTATCAAATATTATAAGCTACGCAACAGGTGTTGTTGAACATTATATTGGACACGCCATCTTAGCTAATGATTATGTAGAGGTTTTTGATGGAGGTAAAACTTCTGTTATGCTGTCACGTATACCTCTCAATAATGTTTATCAAGTTACTGAATTTAATGGAGTTGATCATGTGGTATTAGCAGACCCAACTACTATCGGTACACCTGTAACAACAAGTACAAACGATCTACCTCTTTCATTTAAAAATGACGCACATATTAATTCTAGAATTAAGAAGTTTGGTAAATCCTCATTGGAGCTTAATATCGATGACTTTGTCTCTTCCGCTACAGTACCTGAACAATTAAAATTTGAAGAGGGTGATTTTACCATTGAGATGTTTATTCGAGTTGATGAAGAGACTATACAAGATAACGTGATATTTTCAATTAACACAGACTCCTCAAATTATATGCAGTTACGATTATCAAATGCAAATTGTTTAGCATTTGAATCAAATATTTCTGGAGCTGCAAATGTTGTGACAGCTCCTAACGTTTTAATAGAATCACAACAATTTGCTAAACGCAGATGGGCGCATGTTGCTGTTTCCCGTAAGTTAGACGACGAAAAGTTACATTTATTCTACAATGGTAATGTAATTTCTGACGCTTCAAACGTTTACGCAGTATCAAATCATACTTTTACATCTAATGTTGAAATAGGTACGACATTCAAAGGGTATATTGACGAACTTCGTGTATCTGATAAGGCAAGATACACAGCTAATTTTACGCCTCCTACAAATAGATTTAGACCAGATGATGATACTGTTATGTTGGTACACTTTGATGGTAAGAACGGAGATACTGTAACTAAAGATGTTCATGCAGAAACTAACGAGTATAACTTTAGCCGTGACATGGGAGAAGTAACTCGTGACGTAGGTGCAGTAGGAGTAAGAGGTGTATACCCAACTATTCGAAATTCTTATCCTGCTCTTACCTTATCAGGACCTCCTTCATTTCAACCATTTCCTTCCGGGGTCAAGGTCGATTATCGCGCGGGATATGAGTCCAGCGATATTCCTCAAGATCTTCAAATGGCGACTCTTGATATGATTAAAATAGTTTATAAACAAGATCAAGAGAAAAAAGGATTTTCTTTTGAAGGTGAGAGAGGAGAGAACTATTCACTATCTAGTAATTTCCCGCCACATATTCGTCGTATATTAGATTTATATAGAGTGATTCAATAATGGCTCCTTTTTCGTTTGCGTCTTTTAGATTACAAATGCAATCAAAAGTAATTGTAAATGGTCAAGTATCCGCAGTTAAAAAAGACTCGACTGCTTTCATTGACGGAATCAAGGGATACAGACAATTTGCAGGTACTTATGGACGTGTTACTGCGAAGGCAAAATCAGGAAAATTTGGAAGTATAGATTTATCAAAGTCTTTAGCAAGAGATTTTCAGAGTTTGGCGACACGTATTAATCTTTTTTTAGAAGAACCTGTTATTAAACATCTTGGAGCAACTAAACTTGAGGCAAAAGCTGGTGGATTTAGTCCTGATTTTGTAATCCAAGATGCTGGGGGTAAATTTAAAGCCAGTGAGATTAAAAATATTACCGCAGAAGCTTCAGGATTTGATATGCAAACCGGTTTTACAGGTCTTGGAGCATCACAGGTTAGAAAAATTGGACTGGCAGGTGGTTCAGGAGTTACGATTAGTAGGGGTAGTCAAAATTTGATTACAGGATTTGACCAAGATACTGGAGAGCTAGAGACCTCTTTAATAGATTCCTCTCCCTTTTATCTTGCACTATCAAAAGCAAAAAATCAGGCAGCTATAGTAAAAGCTTTAGAAGGCGCGGATCCCTCTGCACAGGCATATAAAAAGTCTCTTAGTTTAAAGGCCAGCTCAATAGTAATACCAATAACTGTAGGCGATAAAGTAATTCTAAGAGGAATTGAATATGATTTTAAAGATATGAAAAGAATTGCTTTATCAGGAAAAGGTGGTAAATTTGTTTTATCTCGTGGTTCCAATGGTGATTTAAAACTTCAATTTGAGTTTACAGCAGGTGAAGTAGCTAGAGCAATAAATGATATGAATACTGGATTTACTAGAGAATTTAGTTCAGGATTTTTAGCTAAAGAATTTTCAGAAGCTATGGCTAAAACTATTGCCGGAATTCCGCCAGAAAGACTCTCAATCATTAGAAAAATTTTGAAAGATTCATCATTTACTGTTGCTTTAGAGTATTTAAAAGGTTCTGTAAAAATAGCAGCAGGCACACTACTAGCCAAAAAAGCAAAAGATAGATCTAACACACAACAAAGATTTATCTCTCAAGTACAACTATCTGCCTTAGTTCAAGAACGTCTAGCTCGTACTATGGATCGTGCAGGTACTCCTAATCCCCCTGATCTAAAATATAGATCTGGTCGTTTTGCTTCAACCGTGAGAGCAATTCCAAATTATAGAAAAAGTATTATTACATATTTTTTAAATCCGATTTATACTTCACTTGAGAGTTACGGATATAACCCTGGTAGGCAGGTGGAAGTTGCTACTCGCGAGGTAGTACAGTCCTTATTTAAACAAAGATTCAAGATTTTGCGAGGTAACTAATGTCATCCAGGCGAGGAAATATAGTAGATTTTTTAGTTACTAGCTTAAAGAACATTAATGGTAGTACGTCTACCTATAACAATGCTTATACGTATAATAATAATTTATTTGATAATGTTTATCGCAAGTTAAAATTTTTAGATGAGGTAAATGACTTTCCAGCACTTTACTTATCTGCTGGAACCGAAAATAGAAACTTTAATTCTTTAAGTTTGACGGTAGCAACATTAGACGTTACTATAAGAGCATACGTATATGGAGAAGATAATTCTCAGAGCCTTGCAGATGACATGATAC